GCGCACTGGTGAGCCAGTACGCGAGCGCTGGCGCTGCTGGCATCATCGCCCGCACCGACAACGAACTGGGCTTCTGGTGGAGTCCATCCAACCAGCTGTTTAACGGCATCGTCGGCACCGCCCGCGCAATCGACTTCGCGCTGGATGATCCGAACAGCCGCGCCAACCTGCTGAACGAAGCCAAGGTGGCAACCATCATCCGCGAGGATGGCTATCGACTGTGGGGCAATCGCACGCTGTCCAGCGATTCGAAGTGGCAATACCTCTGTGTCGTGCGCAGCGCTGACATCATCAACGACAGCATCCTGCGCGCGCACCGCTGGGCAGTAGATCGCGGCATCACGAAAAACTATGTCGCTGAAGTGCTGGAAGGCGTGAACGCCTACGGGCGGCACCTGGTGGCAATCGGCGCTGTGCTGGGCTTCAAGTGCTGGGCCGACCCGGACCTGAACACGCCAGAGCAAATCGCAAACGGCCACGTGTACTTCGATTTCGAATTCACGCCCGTGTATCCGGCTGAGCACATCACGTTCCGCAGCCACCTGGTCAACGACTACATTAAGGAAATCTTCTAATGACTGCGCGCGACGTTCGTAAAAATTTCAACCTGTTCGTTGACGGCCAGGGCTACGCAGGCCAGGCCAACAACGTGAACCCGCCGAAGCTGACGAAGAAGACGGAAGAATTCCGGGGCGGCGGCATGAACATGCCTGTCAAGCTGGGCATGGGCATGGAAGCCATGGACGCGGATTTCTCCCTGATCCAGTTCAGCAAGGATGTACTGTCGCTGTTCGGCCTGGCGGAAGGCCAGTACATCCCGCTCACGCTGCGCGAAAATCTGGAAAGCTACGACGGCACCGAAACGCCTGTCATCCACGTGATGCGCGGCCAAATCACCGAACTGGACCAGGGCACCGTTGAAGCTGGCGCGAAGCCGGATATCAAGGTCAGCATGAACCTGAACTATTACAAGCTGCAGCACGGCGACACCGTGGTGCAAGAAATCGACGTCATCAACATGATTCACATCGTGAACGGCGTTGACGTGCTGGCGACCCAGCGCGCGAACCTGGGCATGTAATCCGCACCGCCAGGCTGCATTCGTGGCCTGGCAATTCATTTCATAAAAGAGAGAACGACATGGCGAACAAGAATGTGAAGTACGGCGACGGCTTTGCGGACATTACCCTGTCCCGTGAATTCAGCATCGGCGGCACCAAAACCAAAACGCTGCGCATGCGTGAGCCGACCGTGAAGGACCAGCGCGCAGCACGAATGAGTTCGGACAACGATGCAGAACGCGACCTGAACATGTTCGCAAACCTGTGCGAAGTAGCGCCCAGCGAACTGGAAACCTTGCCGCTGCGCGACTACGGGCGACTGCAGGATGCCTTCCTGGGTTTTATCGACTAAGCGCGGATTTCTGCCTGGACGGGATTCTGGCGCTGGCATCACATACCGGCTGGGCGGAAGCAGAAATTTTAGCCATGCCGACTTCGCGGTTTATGGACTACCTGAAACGGCTGCGAAAACTGAATGGCAAATAAGCGTTTAAACACCACAATTACAATCGGCGGGACCGTCAGCAGCAGTTTCCGTGCTGCTGTCGGCTCCACACAGTCCATGCTGCGCGGGCTGGGCAACACTATCCGCGACCTGGACAAGCGCCAGAAGCTGATGAGCAACAGCATCGACACGTTCGGACGCATGGGCAAGAACGTGGACGGCCTGCGCCAAAAGTACGCCGACACAATCAAGACCATTGACCAACTGCGCGCCGCGCAGAAGAAGCTGAACGACGCGCAGGCGCGCAGCGACCGCATCAATAAGATTGCCGGCACTCAACAGCGCGAATTCAACTTTAAAAATGCTGGCATCGCATCGACCGTAGCAGGCGGCGCACTGCTGGCAGCATCCGTCCCTGGCGTGAAGGAAGCCAAGCACTACCAGACCGAACAGGCCCGCGTCGCTGCGCTGGGCATGGGCGCGTCCACGAACGCGCAGGCGTACAAGTTCGCCAAGGACATGAAGACGTTTGGCACCAGCCAGCTTGAAAACCTGGAACTGATGCGCGACGGCCTGAGCGTGTTTGCTGACTTGCACCACGCTGAAATGGTTGCGCCGCTGCTGGCGAAAATGAAGTTTGCCAACAAGGCAGTATTCGGCACCGAGCGCGGCGAACAGCAGTCCCAGCAGTTCATGGACATGCTGAAAGTTATCGAGACACGCGGCGGCTTGAAGTCGGAAACCGAATTCGCCAAGCAGGCGAACATCATCCAGCAGGTTATCAGCGCCACAGGTGGTCGCGTCAGCGCGACCGAATGGCGGCACATGCTGATGACTGGCGGCCTGGCAGGTAAGAGCATGGACAGCGAAGCGCTGTTCTATACGTTCGAACACCTGGTGCAAGAAATGGGCGGCGACCGCGCGGGCACCGGCCTGAATTCGCTGTACAAGTCGCTGTACCAGGGCGTTGCGAAAAAGCGTTCCGTCGTGAACCTGGAACGCTTCGGCCTGATCGGCGACAAGTCGAAAGTGAAGCACGACAAGGCGGGCCAGGTTTCCAGCATGGAGCCAGGCGCGCTGCTGGGCTCGGACCTGTTCCGCGCCAATCCGTTCGAATGGATGGAAAAGGTGCTGCTGCCGCAACTGGCCAAAAATGGTATCACCGATGAAAAGCAGGTCATCGACACCATCGGCATGATTGTATCGAACAGCGTCGGCGGTTCGTTCCTTGCTGAAATGTATCGCCAGCGCGAAAACATTCACCGTGCTGCGGCCCGCAACAAGGGCGCGCAGAACATCGACCAGCTGGACAAGGAAGGCCGCAATAGCGCGCATGGCAAGGAACTGGAAGCCGAGGCGAAGCTGGCCGACGCCAAGCTGAAGATGGGCAACGAAATCATGCCGATGTACACCGCTGCGCTTGAGAAGGGCGCCGAAGCGCTGAAGACGTTTAACGAGTTCGCCGAAAAGCACGGAACGCTGGTGAAGACTGCGGCAGTCGGCATTACCGCGCTGGGCGCTGGCCTGGTAGTGCTGGGGCCGGTCCTGACCGTGGCTGCTGGCGGCATGAGTCTGTACGCGGCGATTCAGTTGCGCACTGCCGCTGCCTCTGTTGCGGCCACGACCGCAACCACCGCGCAGACTGCCGCAATCACGGCGCAGGGCGTAGCGGCCACCACGACAGGCGGCGCACTGGCAGCCATGGCAAAGCGCGCGCTGGCTGTGGTGGCACTGGCCAACGTCGCGGACTATGCCGCTGGCAAGTTCGGCGTGGGCGGGAAGGCCATCGACCAGGCGCAGGACGACAAGAACTGGAATGCCATGAACTGGTGGCAAAAGGCCGAATCCGGCACGGCGCGCGGCATCGAATCCGTGGGTGGCTTCATCGGCATGTCCAATATGGCCAACGAAGCGGCGGCCAAGCGCATTGCGGCAGAAACGGAATACCTGAAGGCGAACGGGCAACTACCTACGCTGCGCGGCGCCAGTTCCGCAGCGCCAGCAGCACCGATCACGAACAACAACGAATTCAACATCACGCAGCAGCCTGGCGAATCGACAGAGCAGCTTGCGCGCCGCATCGCCGAACTGATGAAGCGTGACGCCGCCGTGCAGCAGCGTGGATCACTGACGGACCACTAAATGAGCGAAGTAATGATGCGCCTGGGATCGTTCGGCTTCAGCATGACGACAGCCGCTTACCAGGAATTCCAGCGCACCAGCGCGTATACGTTCGCGGCAATCCCGCGCTTCGGCAAGGACGACGCACTGCAATCGACCGGCAGGGGCGCGGACACCGTGATGCTGCCTGGCGTGATCTATCCCGAATTTTTCAGCGGCACCGGCCAACTGGACGCGCTGCGAGCCCTAGCCGACGAACAAGTGCCGCAAGTGATGATTGACGGGCGCGGCAACATGCTGGGCGAATGGGTCATTGAAGAAGTCGAGGAACGCGGCAGCTTCTTTGGTCCTGCTGGCGTCGCGCTGAAACAGGAATTCACGGTGAAGCTGCGTCGCTACCAGGACGACAGCGGGGGCGCAGGCATCATCGGCATCATCGCAAGCGCCATTCCGGTATCCGGCGCGCTGGCCAGCGCCACACAGGTGGCCGCCACCGCAGCAAAAGGCCCAGCCAGCATGCTGTCGGGCCTGACCGGCTCGTTGTCCACGCTTACCGGCATGGCGTCGCAGCTGGGCAGCCAAGCGAACACCGTGCTGGGCGCTGTACGCAGCGGAATGAACGCGGCCAAGACCCTACAGAATGCGGGAAATGATGCTGGCAGACTGCTGGCGCTTGCCAGGAACGTGTCGAACATTCCCAGTGTAATGAACGGGCTTGTGGGCGTTGGTGGAAACGTATCCCGCGCCGCTGGCGTGGCATCTGGCCTTCTGTCCAGCGCGGGCAACGCAGTGCGCGACGCCGATGCAGCGCTGGCTATTCAGGGCGCCATTATTACCGCCAACAAGCTTAACGTGTTGGCCGTACAGGTCCGTACGGCGGCGCAGAAGATCGCGGGGCAAGGATGACCACTTACGTTAGCAAGGACGGCGAAACCGTCGATTACATCGCCTGGAAGTATTACGGCACGCAGGATAACCGCGCCGTCGAACAGGTGCTGGCTGCGAACCCTGGCCTGGCCGAACACGGCCCTGAACTGCCGCCAGGCATCAACATCGAACTGCCGACGCTGACAGCGCCGACCGTCAAGCCTGGACTGAAGCTGTGGACCTGACGCCGACTTTCCGCCTGGTGGCGAACAGCGCCGACATCACGGCGGCCATCGCTGCGCGCTTCGTCGCCCTGACCATGACGGACGAAACCGGCATCACGTCCGACATGCTGGAAATTACGCTGGACGACAGCGGCGAACCGATCCAGCGCCCACCAAAGGGCGCGGAACTGGAACTATTCCTTGGCTACGACGGCGCAGCCGAAAGCATGGGCCTGTTCGTCGTGGACGAAATCGAATACTGCGGCTGGCCGTCCGAAATGATTATCCGCGCACGCGGCGCCATCTTCGACAAGACGCCGAAGGGCAAAGCGAATCTGCAGAGCCAGAAGACGCGCAGCTGGCCAGCGAACACGAAGCTGGGCGACATGGTTTCGAAGATCGCCAAGGAACACGGCATGGAGCCAGCCGTGGCCGCGTCGCTGAAGTCCATCACGCTGCCGCACATCGACCAGTCCGACGAAAGCGACTTGAACCTGCTGGTGCGCATCGGCAAGCACTACGACGCCATCGTGAAGCCAGCAGGCGGCAAGCTGGTCCTGGCCAAGCGCGGCGAATCGAAATCCGTCAGCGGCAAGGCCCTGACCGAAATCACGCTGACGCCCGACGACGACATTTCACGATTCCGCGTAACCGAATCGGCGCGCGAGAGTTCCGGCACCGTCGTGGCCTATTACCACAAGGTGAAGCAGGCCAAGCGCCACGAAGTGAAGGTGGGCAGCGGCGAACCCGTGACCAGGATCAAGCGCTATTTCCCTACGAAGGAAATGGCCGTGGCCGCCGCGAAAGCCGAAGCCGCCAAGCGCGACCGGAAGAAATCCACGCTGTCTATCACCATGGTGGGGCGGCCCGATGTCGCCGCCGAAAGCCCGCTGACCCTGGAAGGATTCCGCGACGGTGTGGACGGCGAATGGATCGTTACGCGCGTGACGCACCGCCTGGACAAGTCGGGCGGCTACGTGTGCGACATGGAGGCGGAAACACCGACCGAAGGCGAAGGCGCGGAATCGGATGAGGAAGCGTGACACATTATTATTGTGGATTGCGCGGCGTTATGACTTTCGCGGCGGGGCACCCTGTGGGGCACCCTGAGCTTTAAGCTTGAAAGAAAATGCGCGCTAAGTCATTGAAAACATTGGAGCGGGTGATGAGGATCGAACTCACACATTCAGCTTGGAAGGCTGCTCGCGCCCCATAATGGCGTATAATTGCACATCACGGCAAGCAATCGCATCCCGTTGATGCACAACGGGAATTTGACCCGCAGCGGCAAAACTGTAATTGCTTCAATGGACGGTCACTTGACCGCCTGGGGCACCCTGAAGGGCACCCTGGAACACGATAAACAAGGGGCAAAAGGCGTGCTGACGAAAACCCAAATTGATGCCGCAATCCGCGACTGCGAAGGCGAAACCGTGCTGAACGACGGCAACCGGAACAAGGGCGAAGGAAGCCTGCGGCTGCGCATTCGCAAGACAAACAAGGGCACCACGGCAACCTGGTTTGCGCACTGGAAGAAGGACGGCGAGCGCGGAAAAAAGCAAATCGGGTTCTATCCCGACATGACGCTGGCCGACGCCAGGACGAAGTTCGGCGATGATATCAGGCCACTTGTGAAGTCGTCGCCGAAGCCGAAGGCTGCAATTGAATTCAAGGGCAAGTCGCCGACCGTCGAAGCGCTGTTCACCGAGTACGTTGCGCACCTTAAGGCGCGCGAAGCTGGCGCAGCTGGGCACGTCGAAAACGTTCTGCTGACCGGCAAGTACAATGCAGCCGACCAGTTGGGCCGCAGCAAGCTGGCGGGCGACGTGACGCCAACGGATATCCGCGTGCCGCTGGCCGCTGCGGCGAAGCGTGGCGCGCTGCGCACTGCTGACATCCAGCGCACCTACATGTCGTCAGCCTTCGGCTGGGCGATGAAGTCCACGAACGACTACACCAAAGAAGTGACATTCGACTGGGGCATACAGGTGAACCCGGTCAACGCCGTGCCGAAGGATAAGCGCGCCAGCAAGGAACGCAGCCGCAACCTGTCGCCCGAAGAAATGGCCGCTGTGTGGGCGGCGCTGACGGACGAAGGTTCTGGCGACTGCGCGCGCCTGGTGATGCTGTGCGGCCAGCGAGTGCAGGAAACCATCAAGGTGGACGGCTGCGAAGTCGATACGAAGCGCGCACTGTGGACCATCCCAGCGCACAAGACGAAGGGCCGGAAGAAACCGCACTTCATTCCCCTGCCCGCCCAGGCAAACGAGATTTTCAAGCGCCTGAAGCGCTGGCACGGCGACGGCCCGCTGTTCCCAGCCCGCAAAGGATCGAAGGCCGAACGCATGGGCTTCCTGGCTGTGTCGCATCACATCGCATCGTTGGACTGCTGCGCACCCTTCCAGGCCCGCGACCTGCGGCGCACCTGGAAATCACGCATGGGCGACGGCGCAGGCGTTGACAGGTTCACGCGCGACCTGATCCAGCAGCACGCACGCGGCGACACTGGCAGTAAGCATTACGACTTGGCTGATTATCTTCCGCAGATGCGAGCGGCGATGAAGGCGTGGAGCGATTGGTTCGAAAAGAACGTGGTAAAATCGCCTATACGATCACGACAAAAACCAAAGCATGCCACTACAGAAGCCATTGCTGCCTAGACAAGTCGCAAAAGAGCGCGGCATTTCGAAGTTCTTCACAGGAGTGCCGTGCATTCGCGGCCACATCAGCGACCGCTTCACGAAGCAAGGTAACTGCGTGATGTGCCAGCGTAGGGCTAATTCAGTCCACTACAAGAAGACGCTAAAGCGCCGCAGGCAGACAGAGATAAGGGATAGAGTTTTAGCGACCGAGCGAGCTTATACGGCCCGCAACAGCGACGCTATCAATGCGCGCCGTCGTGAGAGATACGCAGAGCGGCGCGATGAAATGATTGAGCGGCGCCGCCGATACTACGACAACAACCTGCCAGCTATCGTTGCAACTAATCGAAAGATGGTTGCCCGTAGGCTTAAGCGTATTCCGCCATGGATCACTACGGAGCAGACAGCCGAAATGGCGGCCATGTATAGGCTTGCCGCCGATCTATCCGAAGAAACTGGCATCAAGCACCACGTTGACCACATCGTTCCGCTACAGGGGAAGAAAGTGTGCGGGCTGCATGTACTGTGGAACCTGCAGGTGATTCCTTGGAAAGAAAATCTTAAAAAAGGGAATGCCTGGCCGTGATATAATCGACCCCTGCCCGCGCCACTTTGGAGATACCACTGGGCGCAAAAGAAAACCCGCCTTCGTGGCGGGTTTTTTGTTACTTGGCTTCGATCCTACTCCACTGAACGCAGCCTGTTTTCCGCTCCGTCGTCGCCACTGCGGCAGTCCCTGCAACCATCAGCGTGTCTTCATCGTACTGGCCGATGCGAGTGCATAGCCACGCGGACTGATCCAGTTCGACGCCGCGATTTTTGCAGCCCGCCAGTATCAGCAGGGCTGCAGTCGCGAACCATTTAGAAGGGCACATCTTCTTCGTCCACAGCCGCAGGGCGCGCAGCAGAACGCGGCGCTGGTGCATTGCCTGCAGGACGCTGTGCTGGCGCTGGTGCGCTGCCCTGGTCATTGCCGCCGACACGCGGGCCGAGTTCGACGCCGCCAATAGCCACACGGGCAACCAGCTTGTGGCCTTCGCCATTCTGGCCCTGGTACTTTTCGATGTGGATGTCTTCCAGCGTGAAGCAGTGAACACTGCCTTTCACCAGGTACGGCGCAAGCACTTCGGCCTGCTTGCCCCACAGGCTGGCGTCAATCCATTGGCTGGGCGGATATTGATCGCCCTGTTTTTTCTGGCCGCAGATGTACGACAGCGAGAGGTTTGCAACAGCCGTGCCGTCAGGCAGGTAACGCAGTTCAGCATCACGGCCCAGGCGGGCCAGTCCGATCATTTTCATGGTGTGTGGTCTTTCGTGTGGTTGAAATTACTTGCTGCGCCGTGCGTGTTCACGCGCGCAGTCTGGACCGCAGAACAATTTCGGCGGGTCCAATTCTTCGCCGCACAGCGGGTTCAAGCATTCGCCTGTTGCCGCTGGCTGCACTGTTGCTGCTGCCTTCGCTTGCTGGGCCAGAAGCGCCGCTGACAGCGCCAGCGCTTCTGTTTCGGATGCCTGGTCGAACAGGTCCGTCATACTGGATGATGTCCGACTTCGCCCGCGCGTTCCATGCCGTAGGCCATAGCGATGTGTCGGCAATCGCGGTCAAGCTGACCAACGCAGCCAGTCCGCACGGTGCAATCGCAGTATGGTTGCGGCGTCTTCGGCAATGGGTAGCGCAATTCCAGCAGCAGCTGCAGTTCGTGCAGCGCCTTTTCGATATCCTGGCGGCCCTTGCCTGTCGGCTTGTCGTGGCGCGTCAGGCGCTTGACCACGCAGCCTTCCAGGAAGTCCAGGCGGTTTGCCTCGATATACTGGATGGGTTGAATGGCGCAGTCTTTGTAATGCGTCCCGCCAATCTGGACGGACAGAGCAGTGGTCATTTTGTGGTGTCGTCTTTCTTGATGTTGTCGTTCGCCGCTTCCCAGGCTTCCAGTTCAGCGACGGGATAGAGAACCTTCGAACCGCGCTTGATGAATGGCGGATGCTTTTCAGGATGCTGGCTGCGTTGGTTGGCCAGCGTTCCTTTCTTGTAAACTCCAGCCCACCTAACAACCAGTTCGTCGGGCGTGATGTACTTCTTTGCTGCTGTGGTCATCGTTACTGCTGTCCTGCCAGTTCTGCGTTGAGTTCATCGACACCGGCCTGGTCAGGGCTGGTGCGCTGGGCATCGAAGGCTGCGGCGGATTTCTTGAACACGTCGGGGCAAGTGCCGTCAGCGTTGATTGCCGTGCGGATTGCCTTCGGCAGCTTCTTCCACGCATCGACCAGCGCGGCCATCCCCTGTTCGCAAATCAGGTTCAGGTTGCTGCGGGAGCGCTCCACTTCCGGGTCCAGCTGCTTGGCGCCATCGACCCATGCACGCAGCGCTGCGCCATCGGCTGCGGTGATGTAATCGTTCTGGCGGCCCAGGATGTTGCGAAGTTCGGAAGGGCATTTCAGCACTTCCTGCGACTGGCCTTCGTTCCACATCATCAGGCTGGCCGTCAGTTCGAACGTGAAGTTTTTTTCCTGGATCGGCAGCACGCCCTGCGGTTCATACTGCGTTTTGCCCTGGTTATCCCTGACCAGCTTCACTTTTTCGCGTGCGCGCATGCACGCGATGATGTGCATGGGAGACTGCAGCAGCGCGTTCATGAAGGACTTGTGTTCGCCCTTGGCGCGCGCCCAGTTCGGATTCTTCGGATTGCCCTGGTGTGCGATGTCTTCCAGTCCGCCGATGCCTTCGTATTCGTGCGACACGCTGTCGATTACCAGGACTTCGACGCCTGCTTTTTCGAACGCCTGGATGGCTTCGATGTAGCGCTGCGGCGAGAATGGCGCGGTCAGATCACCGATAAGGAAGCGCTGCACTTCGCCAGTGGTAGGGTCCACCAGTGCATTGCTGTACAGGCGACCGCGTTTGTTTTCGGTACAAACAAAACCCACTTTCTTGGCGTTGTAGTTCGCCATGCCGTAGGCCAGTTGCAACGCCGTGTAAGTCTTGCCGCCGCCCGACACACCGCCCAGGCCGATAACGAGTCTTGCTCCTTCCCTCTGAGCTTCTTCGATTTGAAAAATAGTCATATGTAGTGTTGCCCCTTAAATGTGCGCCCAAATCTTTCGGACGATGATTTGACTTACCAACTGCTGGCAGACGCCGAAGCGGTCCGCTAGCGATCTTTGTGATACTCCGCCAATGGCGTAGGTTTTCCTGATTTGCTCCACTTCCGCATCAGTCAGTTTTGCTTCGGCGTTTTTGACTCCTGACGGGCGCGCTGCGCGATTTCGCATGGTCATGTCGCGCATATTTTCTTCGTGGCTGCCTACGCGAAGATGATGCGGATTGACGCAGCATCTGTTGTCACAGCTATGAAGAACCATTGCGCCGTCAGGGATATCGCCAACTAGAAGTTCATACGAAACGTTGTGCGCCATCCTCGACTTGCCGTTATGCCGAATGCGCCCGTATCCGTCCCATGTCGTTGCTTTGGTGAACAGCCAGCACCCACCTATCGGTATCCTCTCGACAGCATCCATAAGCCTGTCGATGGTTGGCGGGAAAATCCGGCCCGCCAATTAAGCCGACTCCACCAGGTGCGCGTTACGGTTCATGTGCCATTGCGGCAGGCTGATCGTTTCGATTTTGTCGCTGTAGCAGGGCCACACGTTCGTGCGCTTGCATTCGGCGTAAGTGGCCAAGTCCCGGCGATATTGTGCGCGGCCCATTTCTTCGCCCGCTTCGTCCAGCTGGTACGTAGCCACACCCAGCGCCTTGCCTTCAACCACGCGCGCCGACTTTTCGACAGCGAGGAACACGAACGCACGCAGCGGACGACCAACAGCGGCGCAGCCATCGCGGTAGAACGCAGATTGCGTATCGTAGGACCAGTTCGCAATCGATTTGCTGAAGCCTTCGGCGCTGGCGTCTTCCGTGGTCTTCAGGTCCACCACGATGTCGTCTTCGCGCCAGAAGTCAGGACGGCAGCGGCACAGTTCGCCAGTGGCTTCATCAACCCAGTACACGCTGCGTTCGGCCACGCCAGGCTTGCCAAGCAGCAGAGCGCGCGCAATCGGATGCGCATGCACGGCGTCGCGCATGTTCATTAGCTGGTCCCATTCTTCGGGCTTCAGCACTTTGCGGTGGCCGTTGTTTTTCAACCACTCAGCCTTCAGTTCAGACCACAACTGGAACTGAACGCCTTCGGCGCGAAGCAGTGCGGCCAGCTGGTCAATCGTGCCGCTGGTGGACAGCAGGCCCTGGCGTCCCGCGTTCGCGCCTTCAATGATCGCCTTCAGTTCTGCGCCCTTCATGCCTTCCAGTTCATCGCGTGGCATGCGCGTGCCTTCGTCGGCCAGCTGCTGCACTTCCATGATGCGAGCCACCAGTTCGTCTTTCGTGCCAGTTGTGGACAGCTTCGGCACGCGGCCTTCGTTCAGCTTGTTCACCATCGCCACCAACTGGTCGCGGCCATCCACAGCATCAGGGAAATCCGACTGACGAATGCCCAGGCAATATTCGGAATAGAACAGCTGCGGTTCCAGCAACAAAGCATGGAATGCAGTGCCGATAGCTTGCGCAGTTGTCGGCTCATTGTCGTTTGCCGCCAGTTGTCGCGCACGATAGTGCAGCGGACTGCGGCGAATGATCGCCAAGCCCGAATTACTGATGCCCGCGCCGCCGTGGTAGTCGGCGTTCGGGATGTCGTCGTAGATGCCCGGATTCACGTCAGTTCCTTATCGAGTGGAAAGTTTTATTCTAGCACAACCGTTGCTTGTGGTTATGCATGTCGATTGAAAATTATTCTGCGTGAACGGAGCGTGCCTCATTGCACTATTGCACCTGTGCAAATCATTCGTATGCACGCGAGTTGTTTCTATTTCCCGTCATCGTTTCGACGCAACTGTGGCGCTGTCCATTTTGGACAGCTTCGACGCGGCGCTGTGAACAAGTGGCAAAAGTGCATCAATCGACACCACAATTCGTCGGGCAATTTCTGGCTTGCTGGAAGTGATGCACCACTGCTGCCGCGAGTTCGAAAACACGATGCCGCGCTTCTTCAGTTGGCCAAGTTTCCGGCTCACTGTCGGCCTTGGCATGCCGATGAAATCGGCAATCTTCCCTGCCGTCATCGGGCGACGTTCGCACTGTCCGATGTAGACAGCTGCGCATAACAGGACGCAATCCGCATCGGACGCGGCTGTGTCCGACTCCAAAAACAATTGCGCGGCGGCCTGCATCATATTCAGGAGCAGCTTCGCAATTATGTAGCCTGGCTGGTTCACCATTTGCATCGCTCCTTGCGTATCTGTAAGTGTTTCCGCAACGAACTACTTGCGCGCTATAATTGGTTATTTCCAATCATTCACCGTTATGCAGATACAACTACGCGAAGATCAGGCAGACCTGGTGGGCCGAACACGTGCTGCGCTCAAGCGCAATCGTCGCGTACTTCTGCAGTCGCCGACCGGCAGCGGCAAAACGGTGATGGCTTCTTACATCGCTGGCCAGGCTGCTACTAAAGGCGCAGACACATGGTTCATCTGCCATCGTGTCGAACTGCTGGACGGCACCAGTAAGACTTTTTCGAAGTTCCAAATTCTGCACGGCTTCATTGCCGCAGGCATGCCGATGAACACGCGCATGCCGGTGCAAATTTGCAGCATCGACACGCTGAAGGGAAGGTTGCATAAATTGCGTGCGCCACGCATCGCAATCATTGATGAATGCCACCACGGCGGCGCAGCAGGATGGGCTGCCGTCATCAAGTGGCTGACCGAAAACGGCACACTGGTCATTGGCCTGTCAGCTACGCCATGGCGACTTGATGGCGGCGGACTGGATGCGCACTTCGACGAACTGATACCTGGTCCGACACCAGCGTGGCTGATGCAGCAAGGCTTCCTGTCCGACTATCGCATATGGGTTCCGAATGGTGGCATGGACGTCACCGGCGTTGGCAAGCGCATGGGCGACTTCATCGCCGCCGAAGTCGAGGCGAAGCAGGATAAACCGAAACTGCTTGGCGACATCATTGCACACTGGCGCAAGCATGCAAGCGGTGAACTGTCCGTGGGCTTCGCGCCATCGTTGGCATTCAGCCAGTACATGGCCGACCAGTTCAACGCCGCAGGCATTCCATCCGCGCACCTGGACGGCAACACGGACAAGGGCGAGCGCCGCCGCGTCATCCAGGCATATGCGGATCGCCGCATTCTGGTGCTGTGGAATAAAGGTCTGTTCGCTGAAGGCTTCGACATCGCCGCAGTCGCACAGCGCGACGTGACGATTAAAGCCGTTATCGATGCCGCGCCGTCTGCGTCGCTGTCCCAAGTGATGCAGCGCTGGGGGCGCGCGTTGCGTCCTGGCGACACTGCCAAGCTGCTGGACCACGCTGGCAATTCGAACAGGCATGGCTTCCCCGACGACGAGCGCGAATGGACGCTGGAAGGCCGCGTGAAGACGCCGAAGGCTGCCAACGACAACGCGCCACCACCGCCAGTGACGTGCGAAGGCTGCTTCATGCAGATACGCCGCCCAGTGCCAGACTGCTGCCCATCGTGCGGCAAGCTGATGAAGGCCGAACACAAGCCGCTGGAAGTCGGCGAAGGCGAACTGAAGGAAGCGACCGCCGAAGACAAGCGCGCAACACGTGCACGACTGCTGGCAGAGCAAGCCGCATGCAAAGACATCGGCGCGCTGGCAGACCTGGGGCGAAAGCGTGGATACAAAAACCCGCTGGTGTGGGCGCAAAAAGTGCATGGCGGGCGTCGTCGCAAATAATTTGCTGATTTACTTGCGCAAATATTTCTGGCCGGGTTAGAATTGCATCACTGCAGCAAAACAACTGCAGGTTTTCCAACAAACAATTACTGAAAGGCATTACATGAAATCTCGCATCGCTTCCGTTCTGCTGTCCGCCGCTTCCGGCCTGGGCTTCGCTGCACGCTTCAACCAGATGATTACGCCGATGAAGTTCGCGCCAGAATTCGCGCCGAAATCCGGCCGTCGCAACCGTCGCGGCATCGGCATCAAAGGCATGGCGTCCAGCAACATGACAGATAATGGCGCACAACTGAAAGCGCACTTCGACCGCGCTGCGATCATGAACCCGCAGAGGCGCCGCGCAGCTGATCGCGCTTTCGCCAAGCGCATCGCCGCCAGCATGCTGCAGCCGACGCCGAAAAGCGCACGCCAGCGCCGCACCGAACGCCGCTACTGGGACCGCCACAGCGAGATGCCGTTCTAATTCCAGACGCAAGCACAACCGCAGCCCAGTCGGCCACTGGGCGCATAACGAAAGGGGTGTATGAAGCAACAGTACAAAGAAATCAGCTTCAGGTCCGACACGCTGGCGCTGATCGACTTTATGAATTCGATGATTAATGACTACATCCGGCAGGGCTTCAAACTGTCCGTGCGCCAGCTTTACTATCAGCTGGTTGCCCGCGCCGTCATCGAAAACACCGAGCAGTCATACAAGCGCATCGCATCCATCATCAATGACGCGCGCCTGGCGGGCATGATTGACTGGGATGCCATCGAAGATCGCAACCGCGACATCGAAGTGCAGACGCGCTGGAGCGATGGTGCGCAGATCGTTCAGGCTGCCGCCGATTCCTTCCACATGGACATGTGGGACAATCAGCTGTGCCGCGTGTTCGTGATTGTTGAAAAGGCCGCGCTTGCTGGTGTGCTTGATCGCGTATGCCGCAAGTATGACGTGCCGCTGCTGGCGGCGCGTGGCTACCCTAGCGTTTCCATCGTCCGCGAACTTGCGCTGGATCACATCCAGTCTGCGATGGGCAACGGCCAGCTTCCTGTCATTCTGCACCTGGGCGACCACGACCCGAGCGGCATCGACATGACGCGCGACCTTAGCGAACGCATCCGCATGTTCGCTGAAGAAGAACATTATCAGGAAAAAATCGAGCTTCGCCGCATTGCACTGACCATGGATCAAATCAGGGTCAAGCGCCCGCCACCAAATCCGGCGAAGACCACCGATGCACGCTTCAAGGATTACATGCGGAAGTTCGGTCACGAATCCTGGGAACTGGACGCACTGGAGCCTGCATTCCTGGTTGACCTGGTGGAAACCGAATTCCAGAAGTTCATCGACGATGACGATTGGAAGGAGCGCAGCGAGGAAATAGAAGCAATCCGCGTCAAGCTGAATAAAGTGGCCGACGACTTCCGCGCACAGGCCGCCTAAACAATCACGCGCCGCCAACATGGGGCGCACTCTCGCAAGGAGGTAACGCCCCATGCTTCGCACTCGCAAAGCACAGACCGAAGAAGCCCATACCGCGATGGCTGAACGCAATGCGCGCCGCGTTGAGATTGCGAAACGCAAACTGGGCGAGCGCTACGCGCACCATCCAGCGAATCACGTGCAGCGCCAAAGCGAGCGCCGCCAGACTGCATAATGGCCCGCTATCACGTTCGCTGCCGCAAGTGCGAGGAGCGGCATGTATTCAGAATGATGCCCGATGAATACGTGCGCATTCCGTCGTGCAGAAACTGCGGCGAAAAATCGTTTCGCATTGACCGCTGGATGAACCTACGCGACACGAAGGCGACGGCGTGCAGCTGCAACGGCTATGTGGTGCTGACACATCGCGCACCATGGCCGCACCGCATCGGCAGTCCGTACTGCTGGTACAGGAAGGACGGCACCCAGCGCATGCCTGGTGATGCCGATTTTAAAGACTATCAAATGGAGCAAGGACTATGACTGTAAAACTTAGCTGGCGCGCACTGATCGACGCCAAGATTGTGAAGCGCGGCGACAGCGGTATGGCCGCGCTGCCTTCCGCAATTCGTGTTGTGGAAGGCTTCAACCTGCGCGACGTGAACGCGGACGACTACCGCGAAGACATCGACGCGCTGAAGGCGCACATCAAGCGCGGCGGCCAAGTTCCTGCGCTGGAAGTCGTGCTGTCGGCGGACGGCCAGGGCGTTGACCTGGTGGACGGCCACCGCCGCTTCACAGCCTATAGCGAACTGATCGCGGCTGGCGATCCTATCCAGTACATCCGCATCGAACCGTTCGTGGGCAACGATGTGGACCGCACGGCCCGCATCATGACCAGCAACGAAGGCCGCAAGCTGCGCCCGCTGGAAATCGCCGCTGGTTACGCCCGCCTGAAAGCCTACGGCCTGACGCCAGATGATATCGCGCGCCGTGTCGGCAAGACCCGCCAGCACGTGGACCAGATGCTGATACTGGCCAGCGCACCGCACGCCGTACAGCAGATGGTGAAGGCTGGCGACGTGTCGGCAACGGAAGCCATCAACCAGGTGCGCGAGCATGGCGACAGGGCGACTGACAAGCTGGCGAAGGCGAAGGCCGACAACGGCGGGAAGAAGATCACCGCCAAGGCGCTGAAGCCGTGGACGCCGCCAGCTGCTGCTGTGCAGCCTGTTGTGGCGACGCTGGATAAGCTGCACGCCACGCTGCCAGGCGATACGCGCATGAAGCTGCTGAACAAGCCAGGCGAAAACGAAACCATCATCGTTCCGGCCCTCGCTGTTTGGGAACTGATGAACCAGCACGGCAGCATCGTGGAACTGCGCGAGAAGGCCGAGCAGAAGCAGCGCGAGAAGGCGAACCAGGCGGCGCAGGGTGAACTGCAGGAGGGGGCGGCGTGAGCGTAATCATTGACGGCATCACCTACGTGCCAGCGCAACCTGTATGCGCGAACCCTGAAGCGCTGGAAGTCCGCCGCTTCGTGAACGACCTGGACCGCGAAGTAAGCCTGCGCGAATACCTGCACGCACTGCTGGCGACCCTGTGGGAAGAGGGCGAAGGCTTCAGCGGCAAACGTCCGTTCGGCAATAGCGGATGGGACTGGGACGTGTACGGCTTCCTGGTCAAAGCAGGCGTGATTTCGGGCCAGATCGATGATGACGGCTGGCCGGAAGACTTCGACAAGGAAGCCGCCGACAAGCTGATGCCTGGTTTGATCGCGCAGGCGTTCGGCCTGGCTGGCAAGGAGGGCGCAGGCCATGAATAAACCCATCATCGTGCAGGCACCGCCCGACCTGGCGGCAAAATACGGCCAGCGCATCGCCAAGCACTTCGGCCTGGCGCAAACGTTCTACAACTGGCGCGGCACCCTGGACCACGGCACGCTGGTTAGCCTGTACCTCACCGACCGCGCCGACGTTCTGGCGTCGTGCCGCGAACTGAATATGGACGTTCGCACCCTGGAAGAAGTCGCCCAGCAGATCAATGCTGCTATTCCGCGCACGCAGTGGTTCGGAATGGATTCGAAGCCTGTGCATGTCGGCCCATACGAAACGAAACTCCATCCAAGTTCGCGCTCCACGTGGCAACACTGGAACGGGAAGCGCTTCGGCGGATGGGCGCTAACCGCTGATACTGCATGTGAAAGACGCGTGCGCCACACTGCATCCCATTTCCAGAATGTCGAATGGCGCGGCCTGGCCGAAGAACCGATTGTGGTGCCAGCATGATGTGCGCCGCCGAACTGGACCTGGACGTGCAGGGCGTTGGCGTGAAAGCAATTGCCGACGCCATGCGCCGCGCTGCCGACATGATCGAGGGGTGCACGATCCGGCATCGCGGCCTGGCGCAGTACCTGGTGGCGCCTGATGGTGAAGACGTGGGCGTGGTGGCGATTGCGATTAGCGGGCTGTGGAGGGAGGCGGCATGAAGCAGCCGCCGAAATATGCCGTGTACCCTGGCGAAGTGGAAAGCAAGAGCGACGGCCAGTTACACTACATCACAGCAGGCGAACTGTGCATGCTTTACGGCGTGCGACGGGATGAATGCGTTATTGTCATGCCCAGGTACTACAGCCACCCATATTACAAGGCATTCCTTGAGCGGGCCAGCAAGCTGATTGCACTGCGCCCGCGTTATGACGGTAACTACACTCTGCCAACCGCATAGCGGCAAACCCACCAGAGGAACGCGAAGCCCAGCAGGTTCAAGCTGGGCTTTTCTTTTACTGGGGTGGATATGTCGGAGCATCGAATTCAAAACGAGGGCCGCAACGCCCTGGCCCAACCTGGCATCTTCAACACGCGCGCCAATGTCGGCAAGGCGTGGACGGGCAGCGAATGCATCAAGCTTCCGAACGGCGACATGCTGATTAAGAACCCTCGCCCGTTCGACACCGGTCTGCCCAGTGGGTTCACGGATACGTTCGGCGTCACCAGCGAAACCATCACGCCCGCCATGGTTGGCCAGGTTATCGGCGTGGCGCACTTCATCGAATACAAATCCACCACTGGCCGCGCATCGCCGAAGCAGTCCGCATTCATCGCCGCCATGCAGCGCCTGGGCGCACGTGCAGGCGTGGCGCGATCCGCCCAGGACGCCGTGGACATCGCACTGGGGCGCAAATCATGACGCCGGGACAGTTCGCCCGCAAGCGCGACCGCATCATGCACAACTCGCCAGGCCGCAGCGACGAATGGCGCAAGCGCGCGATGAAACGACTTGCGGCGGATGCTGGCGCTGTACCGCAGCACGCTGGCGGCGGCAGGGTCATCGCGTGGCGTATGAGCAACGGGCAGCTGGTGTGCGTGAAGCATCGCTATGCCAGTGAGCAGCAGGCGAACAACGCAATGACGCAGATGCAGCGCGAGCCTGACGGGCGACGCAAACCGATTCGCGCTTACCCGTGCTACGCATGCTTCGGATGGCACATTACTTCGCAACAGAAGTGATGCAGCGTGAGGTAGAAGAATTTACAGATATGTATGCACGCGCAAACAATATGCTGTACAATTGAATTTCCTGAAAACACTAATTCTAAAGCAATATGGACGACCGGAACGAAGAATTACGCGACATCATGCGCGCCAACAAATTGAAGGTGCGCGATGTGGCTAAGATGCTGGGCCGTGCGCAGGTCACCGTGCGCATCTGGCTGTGCCAGGGGCCGAAATCGAGCCGTGAAATTCCTGCCGAAACGCTGGAACTGCTGAAACTGAAACTGGCAGCCCAGCGGACGGCAAAATGACAGCAACACCACGTCACGACTTCAGCGACCTGACGCGCGAAGAAATCAGGGACGCGCTTTCGTACATCAACGCGAGCGACCGCGATGCATGGGTGCGCATGGCTTTTGCGATCCAGCACGAACTAGGGCCGGATGGCTTCGACCTGTGGCACGACTGGAGCCGCAGCGGCGATGGCTACAACGAAGCGGACGCCCGCAGCACCTGGCGTTCGTGCAAGGCTGGCGGCAACAGCAAGGGCACGATTTCCATCGGCACGCTGATCGCTGAGGCGCAGGCGTTCGGGTTCAAGTTCGCCGCCCAGGACCGCACGCCGATTTCCGCCGAAGAAATCGAGCGCCGCAAGCGTGAACGCGAAGAACGCGAAGCCCAGGCGAAGGCCGAAGCTGAACGCCGCCGTGCCGAGGCTGCACGCAAGGCCGCAGCGATTTGGGACGGCGCCGAAGAAATCGACGGGTTCGACCACGCCTATCTGGAACGCAAACAGGTGCGCGCGTTCGGCCTGCGCATGGGCACCTATCGCGGCATTCCAAACAGCCTGATTATTCCGCTGCGACTGATCGACGGATCACTGGTCAGCGTGCAGGCAATCTTCGAAAATGCCAGCCCGATGTTCGAAGGCCGCGACCGCGACTATCTGCCAGGCGGCCAGAAGTGGGGCACCTGATCGGAGATAAGCCGCACGGCCTGGAGCCGATCATTCTGGTGGGCGAAGGCTATTCGACTTGCGCCAGCGCGCACATGGCGACCGGCTACCCTGCCGCCGTGGCGTTCGACAGCGGCAACCTGCGCAACGTCGCCATGGCCATGCGGAACCTGTACCCGCACGCCATCATCATCATGCTGGCCGATAACGACTGCTGGCACGAAGACCCGCACAAGCCGAACGCGGGCATGGTCCAGGCCAGCCAGGCGTCCAGCGCTGCAGCTGCCCTGGTGGCCGTGCCGAAGTTTTCCGACCTGTCGAAGAAGCCCACCGACTTCAACGACATGCACCTGCTGGACGGCCTGGACGCCGTGCGCAAGCAGATCGAAGCGGCACTGCCGAAGAAGCACGCGAACGACAACGAGCCGGCTTATCCGTTGGATGCGCCGATTAACGTGTTCAACTATCCGCTGCTGTCCGACAAGGGCCAGCCGCTGAACGTGCGCGAGAACGTCGAGCACATGCTGAAGCAGTACGGCATCACTGCGCGATACAACCAAATCCGCAAGGCCGTGGAAGTGAAGCTGCCCGGCTGCATGTTCACCATCGACAACGATGCGAACTGCAGCCTGGCAGAACTTACCAGCATGGCCGTTCGCAATCGTCTGCCGCAATCGAACCTGCCCGACTACCTGAAGCTGATCGCCGACCGCAACGCGTACAACCCAGTATGTGACTGGATCACCAGTCGCCCATGGGATGGCGTGCCACGCATCCAGGAACTGCTGGACACCGTGAAGACGGAAGGCAGCGACGAACTGAAAGACAAGCTGATGTATCGCTGGTTGCTGTCCGCTGTCGCATCCGTGTTCGTTCCTGTCGGCTTCGAAGGCCACGGCTGCCTGGTATTCACTGGGCCGCAGGGCATCGGCAAAACGACCTGGTTCCGCCGCCTGGTCCCTGGCGACATGCGCCTGGTGCTGGTTGGTGCGACGCTGGACCCGGCTGATAAAGACACCGTGACCACAGCCGTGTCGCACTGGATTGTCGAACTGGGCGAACTGGACGCGACATTCCGCAAGGCCGACATTGCGCGCTTGAAGTCGTTCATTCCGAAGCCCGACGACAAACTGCGCCGTCCGTATGACCGCCTGGACTCCAACTATCAGCGCCGCACCGTGTTCTGCGCGTCGGTCAACGATGACAAGTATCTGGTGGACGACACCGGCAATCGTCGCTGGTGGACGATTCCGGTTATCTGGATCGATTACCGCCACGACATCGACATG